TCTCTGCTGTCCATATTCAGGCGGGCTCGATCACGTCCGACAAGCTGAGCGCGGTCGAAATCGCGGTCGGCTACGGGGCGAACAAGCCGGGGCGCGTCGCCGTCTACAACAACCTGCAGACGCTGGTCGCGGTGCTCGGCGATATGGGCGGCGCGGGCCTGCCGGCGAACACGTACTTCGGCGTGTGGGGCAGGCTGGCTGCGTTCGGCGGCACGGGCTACAGCGATGCGCCGATGTACACGGACCTCAACGGCAATCTTTCGTTGCGGCAAGCCGCGATCACGATTACGGCGAGCGACGGCAGTTTCATCCAGACGGGGCCTGCGGCGTTCGATTCGACGTACGGGTCGATCGCCTTCAACGTGATAAAGAGCGGCGATTCCGCGACCGCTCTGGTGTCGCGCGGCCTGGTCATTAAGACGAGTTCGGGGACGGCGACGGCCGGCGCGTTTGTGCGCTCGCCGGGGAACAGCTCGACGGCGGAACTGTCGATCAACAATCCGAGCGGCACGCTCACGATCCTGCTGGATGGCACCAGCGGATTCGTACGCGCGGCGGGCTTCCAGGTCGGCGGTTCTCCGGGGTTCAACGGCCAGATACCGGCCGGCCGTGCGATCAACGTGGCGAACGGTATGGTGACGGGGTACGTATAAGCGGCGGACGGGCGGGCGGCTCGCCGCTTCGCCCGCTTAGAAGGCTACACATTTCGCCGCCTCCAATGAGGGAGAAAAATGAGAATCGAACACAAGCTCAGTCCAGCGATGCAGGCGTACATGAGGCGCGGCGTCGAGCAGTTGAATCGCTTTCGGCAGCAGTACCTCCAACTGCTCGGCCAGGCGAAAGAGGTCGAGATGGCGAAAGAGGCGCTGCAGAAGGCGATGAGCGAGCAGCTCGGCATGATTCAGCAGACGGAAGGCTTGCCCACGCCGATTCAGCCGTACCAGTTGAGCGAGGACGGCACGAAGCTGGTCGGCGAGATTGCGGATTCTCCCGCGGCCACGGCGAGCGATGAAGCGGCGACTATCGCCGCTCCGTCGCCTGCCGTAAACGAGCTGTTGGATTCGATCGAGAGAAGTGCGATCGAGAGAAACGGCCATGCCGGATAAACCTTCGCGTGCGCCGTTCCGGCTCAGAGAGGCGCGGGTCGCGCCTCCGGGCTGGCCTCCGGATATCGCGCCGAATCAGATCATCGCGGCGAGCCATATCAACGCGATTCGCGATTCGGTCTATGCGTGGCCGGGGGATGTGGACGGGCAGAATCACGTTCTGCGCAACGTCGCCCTGGTGAACGCAACGGGTGTGCTGGCCGATCCGACGACGGCGGCCGGCGACCTGATCGCCCGCGGCGCTGCAGCGCTCGGCCGCCTGCCGGTCGGCGGCGACGGCCAGGTGCTCACGGCGGATGCGGCGCAACCGCTCAAACTCAAATGGTCGACGCCTGCCGCGGTGGCCGTGGCGAGCGTTTTCGGGCGCACCGGCGCGATCGTGGCGCAACCGGGCGACTACACGGCGGCGCAAGTGACGAATGCGATCAGCGCGCTCGGGGCTTATCCCGATCCGGCCTGGTTGACGTCGTTCGCCTGGTCGAAGCTGGTCGGCGTGCCGACGACGTTTCCGCCCGCTGCGCACACGCACGACGCGGGCGCGATCGTCAGTGGCGTGCTGGCGCCGTCGCGGCTCGGCACGGGTGTCGCCGATGCGACCGTCTATCTGCGCGGCGACGGGACATGGGCCGGGGTCGCCGGTGGCGGTGGCGGTGGAGCGGTCATCAGCGTATTCGGCCGCGCGGGCACGGTGATCGCGCAAGCGGGCGACTACACGGCGGCGCAAGTGACGGGCGCGGTGGCCGATCCGACCGCGATCAAGGGCGATTTGATCGTACGTAACGACCTGAATTCGCTCGTTCGGCTTCCGGTCGGCGCGACGGGCCAGGTGCTGCAGGCGGACGCAACGCTCACGATCGGCATGAAATGGACCACGATCACGGCGGCGGTGCAAACGCCGTGGGTGACGGATCACGACGGGGCGAACTATCAGCTCATCAACGTGCGTCGCATCGGCGTGGGGCTCGCTTTGCCTGCGTATCCGCTCGATGTGGTCGGCGACATCAACTACACCGGGACGCTGCGGCTGAATGGCGCGCCGGTTAGCATCGGCGGCGGCGCACAAACGCCTTGGACGAGCGACATCGACGCGGCGACCTTTACGTTAAAGAACGCGGGGCGTGTCGGCATCGGGACAGCGACTCCCGCGCAAGCTCTGCACGTAGACGTCCCGGCGACCGCTCTAACACCAGTGGCAATGTTCACGGCGGGCGGCGGCGTTTCGCCCGCGACGATACATGGTGCGGGCGTTGCGCTCGGCGTTGATGCGGCGCACATCTTCGGCTCGATTTATGGCATTCAAACGGTAGCGAGTGACTACGGCAACGGCTATCTTTTGTTTCACACGCTCGGCGGCGGCGTGCTAACTGAGCGGATGCGCATCACAGCGGCGGGCACCGTCGGCATCGGGACATCTGGACCTCTATCCATGCTCGATGTGAACGGCGATATTCGCAGCCGCAGCGACCTCGTGTTTACCAAGGGCGGGTCGCCGATGATCTACACGTCGGACGCTCAAGACTTGCGTATCGGCACCAACACCGCGGAGCGCATCCGAATTACCGCAACAGGCTTTGTCGGCATTGCGAAGACCGTCCCTGAAGCGGCGCTCCACATCGGCGGCGCGCAACTCATGGATAACCTCACAGCGTTTTCGTCGCGTCCTCCGGCGACGGGAGCGCGAATCAACGGAGAAATCAGCGCGTGCGCGGGGGCGTCCTACGCGGACGCGGGACTCCTTCGCCTCTCGGCGGGCGGCGGATCAGCGGCGTACCGCTCCTATATTGATCTCAGCGGCTACAGTCCGTATGCCGACCTGACGGCGAACATCGTTTTCGGGACGGTTTCGACGGAGCGGATGCGGATCGACTCGCAAGGCAATGTCGGTATCGGCACCACCAACCCAGCTTTTAGGCTGCACGTGATGGGAGGTCGTACACAATTAAGTGCGGTGAACGAATCATATGCGCTTGGGCTGACTTATGTAACCGGGGGACCGGTAATTTGGGTGGGCACTGATCTCAACGGAGATTTTATCGTTTCCGAAGGTGGTGGCGTTGGGTGGATGCGGGTTCGCGCGGACAACGGGTTCATGTCGGTCGCAAAGAGCGGGCGAGCGGCTTATGCCTGCGATGTGGCGGGCGACGTGAACTGCACCGGCGCGTTCCGCGTGAACGGGACGCCGTTGGTGACAGGCGGCGGCGTCACCACGCAGACGGCGTACTCCAGCGCGCAGCGGACGTTGGGAACTAACTATCAGAACAACACGGGCAAGCCCATGTTCGTGTCGGCCCTGGCGAATTCGGGCGCGAGCGGCGGAAATATTCAAGCGTACTCGGATCCCGGCAATCCAGCGACACAGTCCGTTGCTTTCGCGAGCAACAATGGGGGTCAATTACTGTGTGTCGGGTTTTGGGTGTTGCCTGGATCGTGGTACCGGGTAGTTCCTGTCGGCACAGCCTTGTGGGGAGGATGGGTGGAGTGGACTTAACAAGGAAAGGAACTTATGGCACTGACTTACGATGAATCTTTTGCGTTGATGACCAGCGGCGAGTTTGGCGGGCGGGTGCAGGTTGCCTTGCTCAAGTACGCCGACTCGATTAAGGGGGAAGATCCAACCACCCCGGCGCACAATACCCGGTACAAGTGGGCAGATCGCGCGCAGCTAAACCCGGCTCAGACGGCGCGCGAGATTCAACCGCCGACCGTCATGGACGCAGCGGTGCAGGAGGCGGGGGTCGACGAGGACGGCAAAGCGTTGATCGCCGACGATGCGTTGCAGGGTTCCGTCGAGGCGACCGTCAATAAGCTGATGTGACCGTCACGCGGAGCTGCGCACGCGCCCGACGCGATGCCGGACCTGCGGGTACCGATCGGGCTTCGGGACCGACCGTTCGGCGAGAATGACCGTGACGACGGGGTTATCGTCGATGCGTTCGGCGTGCTGTCGAAGCGCTTGCCGGGCCGCGTCAAGGCTGCTGGTCGCGTCTTTGATTGTGTACTCGTTGCATCCGGTGCCGTTGGCTTTGTAGGGCGTCGGGATACGGACGATGCAGTTCTGGGCCACGGCTCTATTCTCTCGCGTCGATAGAGCGGGCGAAGGGGCGAAGCGCCCGCTCGTTCGCCGCCGTTACGCCGCGCTGTGGGCGGTCGCGCCCGTGTAGCGCCAGTGGATCACGTAGCCGTCGAAACGCCATTCGCCGGCAGCCGGCTTGTCGTGCTCCCAATAGCCCATCATCTCGGCCCACGGCTGCGGGCCACGGAAGCCGTCGCGGCGCGCGAAAGGCGTCGCGCTCGTCGCGGCTCAGCACTTCACCGTCGATCCGCAGCTCATGCGGCGTGACGGTGATGCGCTCGACCTTCACGCACGGCCATCGGCCGAGTAGGCGCGCGCTCTTGTGACGCAAGCCGGTGTAGCAGTGGCACGTCTCTCCCACCTTGGGCGCGCGTTTGCGTTCGGCGCGGATCGTGTGCGTCTTGCTGCCGTCCTCGACGTGCGGCACGAAGCGTTTCTCAAAACTCAGTAGCATTCGCGCGGGGGGCTACTTCTCTTCCCACAGCAAATGCGCATACCGGTAGGGGCACTCGGTAGGCGGCTCGACCTCGTACGCCGTGGCGACGTTGGATCGAACGGAGGCGTACGTCTTGGCGAGCAGCTCGGGTGTGAGATGCCCGCGCAGGCTCGGACTCTCGGCGAAGATGCTTTCCAGCTGTCCGGTCTGTTCGCCGATGGTGACGTCCCATCCGCGGCGGTTGCGTTCCAGGTCGGGGCCGGTTACGTAATCGAGCTTCAGCCGATGCTCGATGATGCAACGCAGGCGGCTCACCACTTCGCGCCGGTCTGAGTTGCTCACCTCGTCGAACCAATCGGCCATCGCGACGGGATCGAGCGCCGCCAGCTCGTCGGCGCGCAAATGTTGCGCCGTCTCGCGCATCCACTCGTAGCGGTCCTGTTCTTTGGTGACCATAAGCTCACTCCGACGTCTTCCCTTCTTTCTTCGCGATCTTTCTTCCTGCCTCTGGTTTCTTTGCCCATCGTGCCGCGGCGCCAGCTTTCGCGCGGGCGCTGCGTTCCTCGGGCGAAAGCATTGCCAATCCCTTCGGCACTTTCTTCTGTCCGCCGCGTCGGCCTAATTCGACTGCGGCCGGGTTCTTGCGTTTAGCCATTCTCTCTCAATCGTACTACAACCGCTTATCGCATCGGCGCTTGCAAAAACTTACGTGTAATTCGGCAAGCGCTTATTGCATTGCGGCAAGCGCTTATTGCATAATAAAAGAGTAGACGAAAGCCAACGGGGCTTAAAGCCGCGAAAGAAAAACATGAACCGCTTCTCCGAAACCAACACCTACGCATCGAGCGCCCACGCTTATTACCGCGAGCACGGCGAGATGCCGCCCGCTGAATCGTCCGCCGTCAACGAATGCGAAAACTGCGAGCGCGCGTGCGAAACGCTGCATCACGTGCCCGAGTTCAACTTCATGGGCTGCGACACCTGTCTGGACGAGTGCATGACGATCATCGCCGCCGAACGGGCTGCGACGATCTGCGCGGCGGATCGCCGCATCCTGGACGCCGCCCGCAAGAGCGTCGGACACGAAACGCTCGCCACGCGCGAACCGGCGCGGTTTACCGTCGTCGATCGCTGGAACGGCGACCGCTGGATTGAGGTGCGTCTCGAATGGGACGGAACCGCGTACAAGGAGGCTGCGTAAATGGCGGCCGTCAAGTTTGAAACGAACGTCCCGGTCGAGCTGGCGCTCGGCCGGCTCTCTGGCGAGTTGGTTGACTCGCAATTCGGCGGGCAGCAGTACCGCTTCACCAGCAACATCGGCATGTTCTACGTGAGTGAGCCGGTCGGTAACCTCATCCAGGACCAGATCCGCAAGCTCGGCATCGTCGCCGGCGAAGTCGTCGAGATCTGCAAGCGCGAAGTCACACGCAACGGCCGCAAGTCCATCCAGTGGGAAGTGGCGAAGATCGGCTTCCATCCCGGCGAACAGGGCGACGGCACGTTCAGCATCGGCAAGCCTGCCGAAGCGCCTTCGATGCTCGAACGCCAGCTCGCCGCCTCGATCGCCGATGTGAAGGCGCGCAAAGCGCCGCAGGCGGCCGTGGCTGCGTCATCAGACATGGGCGGATGGCAGCAAGCCCTGCTGGCGCAAACGAACGCGCTGACTGACGTCTACGCCGCGGCGTTGGCGCACGCAAGCGCAGCGCACGGCAATGCGGTCAAGACCGACGATGTGCGCTCGATTCTCTTGAGCGCGTTCATCAATCTTGCAAAGAGCGGTGCCTCCCGTGCCGCTTAACGGCCTGGTGATCCTGGACGGCGGCGAACGGGCGGGCGATTCGCCCGTCCGCCGCTCCGTCGTCGCGGAATCGACGCTGGCGTTCGTCCTGCGCGAAGCGGTCAAGCTCGCCCGCGGGCGCAAAGATCCGGTGCTCCTGTGGCTCCTGCACAAGTGCGTCGAGCGCACAAAGGGGGCAGGCCATGAGTAGTCCGGCGATCGCGAACGTGCTCGGCGCGGAACTCTCGCCGAGTCAGGTGGGCCGTTTCCTCGGCTGCAGCGCGTCTTACTGGTTTCGTTATGGGCTCGGCCTGCAGGAGCCGCCGACGCCGCAGCGCATCCGCGGCTCGGCGGTGCATAAGCTCGTCGCGGCGTACTTCACGGCGAAGCGTGACGGAACGGCGATCACGGCCAAGCTCGACGACGTGGTCGAGGCCGAATCCGCGGGCTCCACGATGGAAGCGGCCGAGGCTTCGGCGCTGCGCGACCAGGTCGCCGAACTCACCACGCTCTACATCCGCGAAGTCGGCGCCGATATCGAGCCGGCCGAAGTCGAAAAGCCCGTCGCCGGCACGATCGGCGGCGTGCGTGTGCGCGGCATCGTCGATGTGATCGACGTCAACGGCCAGGTGATCGACCTCAAGGTGTCTAGCCGCAAGCCCTCGACGGCGAGCGCCGATTACCGCTTTCAGGTTGCGACGTATCAAGCGATCGCGCCGGCGACGGGCGGGGCTGCGCGCGTCGATACGCTGGTCGCGAAGAAAGCGCCCGAGCTGGTGACACTCACGGTCGAATCGGGCGATGCCGATCGCCGCATGGTCGAGCGGCTCTATCCGCACGTGCAGGCGGGCATTCGCGAGGGGCTGTTCTTTCCGAATCGCGGGCATATGTTCTGCTCGCGCCGGCAGTGCGCGTTCTGGGAAGCGTGCGAGGCCGAGTACGGCGGGCGGGTGACGCCGTGAGGGCAAGAAAGGGAAAATGAATCAAGCAAACCCGTCAATGCATCTGAAGCGCGTTGTGGACGAGTCGCCGCAGGATGCTACCGGTGCTAGAGCTTTTACGGCTGCGCCTTACCCTGTTCTCAGACGTCTAGGATGGAGTTTCGGCCTGAGCTTTTTGTGGGTATCAATCAATATTTGGATTCCCATTCTGGGTTGGGCCTTGCTGTTGTTTACGCCTTTGGTTTTCGTTCTGCCACTGTTCATGATGAAAACGGCACGGATGGGGGTTTGTCCGTACTGCGATAGCCAGGTTCAGCACCTTTTCGCGCAAAAAAGCTTCAAATGCGCCCGCTGTCGGCAAACCGTCGTCGTCGGGCCTGCGGAATTCCGGAAGATCCGTTAGGGAGTTCACCGGCGCGCGTTAAGCGGCCGGATCCTCGACGGGCGTCGCCCGCGTCTCGATGATTCGCGCCAGGCGGTCGGAGAAAATCTGCTTCGCGTCGCCCGAGAGTGACTGATTGTCGCTGTCGGGCGAAAGCGTTTTGATCGAGTGCGCGTCGAGGATGTCTTTCATCATCGCCACGAGCGCGGCGCCGTCGTCCGTCGTCACCTCGCCGCGGGAGACGCGCTGAATAATCTCCATCATCGCCGCGCGCACGTCGGCCGGCGTTTCCGTCGCCGGCAGCTCCAGCGTGATCGGCGCCGTGCGCGGCTTCGGCCACACGCGATCGAGCACGATCTTTGCCGCCATCATGTCGCCGGCCTCGGCCTGTTCGATCACCTTCAGCAGCAACGGCAACGCACGCGATCGCGCGGCGGCTTCGAGCGCCGCGTGCTTGCGGTTGCGCACGCCTTTCGGGCGGCCGTTGCCTGCGTTGGGCGCGTTGCCTTGCTTGTCGCCAGGCGTGGGATCGAGGCCATCGATGAGGAAAGGCTGTGTCACCGGATTAAAACATCCTTGTCTGTCTTTGTATCACGCGCGGAACGCCGTTTTCAAGGGTCGCGCGGTCGAGCGGGCGGTTATCGCTCTTTCGCCGCTGCGGGCAATCGTGGCACAATATATGCCGACTACGGGACGTCTCGTTTGATCCTCCCCCCAAGTGAGGTCCACCGTGGAAGCAGTAACGATCGTCGCGCTCGAACGCGAAACGGGCAGGCTCAAGATGGGCTATGACGTGTGGGACCGCAGCGGCCGCCTGGTGCTGCGCACGCTCGCGATGAGTCGCGTCTTGCGCCGGCGCACGACGTACTTCCGCGTGAACGCGACGGGCAAGATCTACCAGCTCGAATCGCGGCATAAGTCGGTTGAGCTGCCGCCTGGGGCGGTCGCGTGGAAATGAATGGGCGGAAAGAAGCGGAAGTGTCGCATCTTCCCGCTCGATGAGCGAGCGAATAGGCGATGTCTCCGCCCGTTCGCCGCTTAATGTTATGCTCTCGTCCATGCCAAAGCACATTGAGCTGCTCACCAAGCAGCTCGCCGCGGAAGCGCTCGGCCTGAGCGTCCGGCGCATCATGGAACTCTCGGCCGAGGGCCTGCTCACGCGGCATCGCGCGCTCGATCCGGCGACCAAGCGTGAGGCAGTCATGTTCGACGTGCGTGAGATCGAGCGAATGAAACAGAGCGCGGCCGCGGCGCCGTCGCCGTTATTGCTAGGGCCGGGGGCGGCCGCCGCGGCAATCGAGTCCGAGGAAAACTACGATGCGCCGCTGCGGCTGTGGCTCACGCTTTCGCAGGCGGCCGAGTATAGCGGGCTGCCGGCGAGCGTGCTCTCGCGATTCATCGACCAGGGCCGGCTGCCCGCGATCGACGTCGGCGTGCGGCCAGGCGGGCACTGGCGCGTCCGCCAGCTCGACCTGGACGCGATCGAAGGCGATCGGCGGAAGTAGCGCCGGTTGACCTTCGCCCGCGATCGGCGGTATGTTGAGTTGCGCTGGCAGAGCGGCGCGACCAAGCACGGCACGCGAACCGGTCGTTACCTCGGTTCCTCTGACTCCCCACCACGTGAAATAATTCGCGTAGCGGGGTAAGTCGGAGTTCGTACAGTGCCAGACCGTGATAACCTGAGTCAGTTTCTGGAGGGTGCTCGCCCTAAAAAAGCGAGAGCCGCGACGCTACCAACGTCGCGGCCGATTTCCTCTCGATCGGAAACGCGTATCGCCTCTGTGAAAACGAAACGTCTCGCGACCGAGTCCGCTGTACTGCAAAGCAAGAATAGCAGATCCGCGCACTCGCGCAAGCGTTTTAAATCAGGTAACCAACCGAAAACAGGAATTCCCCTCTACGGCGGCGTGTCGCGATCGTGTTACGAATGCGAGGGCGGGCTATGCTCACCCCCGAAGAGGTCGCCACGCTCGAAGCGCTGCTCGCCCGTGCTCGCCGTCTGCTCGGCGAGGATGCGTCGGCCGTCCGCGACACGATCAACGTCGGCGACGTCGTGCAGCTCCGTCCCGGCGCCGATCCGCACTGGGAAACGTCTCTCCTGCTCGTGTGCCGCATTCGTGAGGACGGCGGCATCCAAGGCCAGATCATGCGCCCGCATCGCGGCGGGTATCGCGAGGCTTGGTACACGTACCGGCCGCCCTCGGTCGCTCGTATCGGGCGGATGCCGTTTCCGGAGCCGGATCTGCGCATCAAGGCGTGGAACTACGACGGGCCGCGCTGCCCGTGCTGCGGGGATCACATGCGTTGGCTGCGCCAGCGCGACAGCAAATAACTTTGGATATGGTGGATTTCCCCTACCATTGGGAGAATCCGTATGACACTCTATTCGTTATCGGAAGTGTTTGAACCGGACGCCGATCGGCGTCCGCCTTGCAGATCCCCTTAAAAATCCTCTTGCCTCACGCTTCTGTGCTCAAAAACTTGGCGGTTACGATCACAGGAACGTTAGGCGAGGACTCGGAAGCGCCGAGAAAGGGGTCTTGCACGCTGAACAGGCTGGCCGAAACCAGACCTGCCTAACGTCCATCCTGCCATAGACCTTCTCCTCGGCACAATCCCACAGTGGATTTTTGTGCAAGAGCGCACGGGCCGTGCGCCATTGGGAGATGGGTCAAATGCATACAGATGCATCAGCACAACGCAAACCGGTAGGCATATTCGTTGCCGTGAAGCCTCGGCGGATCTGGCACGATCCGCAACCGCGGCGGGGGTTCTTCAAGCTCCGTTGCGGCTTGCCTGAGAAGAATGCCCCCAAGCGCGACGTGATGTACAACTTTGAGCAGTTGCCATCCCGCGTTGGGCAAGCTGGCGCGCTGCTGTGCATTTATATTTTGTCGCGCATGTGGAAAGGTTGGGCGGAAATCGATCTTGAATCGGCAACGGATTACCTGAATTATGAAGACTCGCGGCAAACGCGGCAAACGCTTACCGACCTGGAGACAGATGGGATAATCAGCAAAAAGCCGGGTGAGCCGTGGCATTTCTGTGTACATCCGGAACGCATCGCGGCGTTGCCTCGAGAGACTCGCGAACCGAAAAAATACCCCGCTGTACGCAAAAACAAGAAGTCGATGGAAACCGCGCGTCACGCAACGCGCGATAATGCCGCTTATGTTAACCGACACGGAGTACCAGGGACTGACGATGGAAGCGGAGGAGCTGGAGCGGATTGTAGCCGCCATCAAGCAGTGGCCGTGGATGGAGAAACGTTGGCCGAGGGTGCCGCGGCCGGAAGCGTTACCGGCGGAAATGCAGGAACTGTTGGGGCGGGGCTCACAGTTGGTCGAGTTGATAATGAATCGCCTGGGCTTGAGTCTGGTGTGGACCCTGCCGAGCGAAGGGTACTTAATTGCGTACGCGGCCAAGGTGTTGGCGGTGTTGAAGTTGGCGGGGGTGGTTCCCTACCGACAGGGATATTCGATCCTTCCGCGTCGTCCGCAGGCTCCGCGTCCGCTGGACCCGCAGCCGCGGTTGCGGCTGGTCAAGTGACCGGCCAAATTGAAAAGGATTTCAATTCTGGTGAATCCCGTTTCCAGGGTAGTGAAACCCATTTCCCTGTGGAATCGGGAACTCCGTATGTTTCCAGCGAGTTGCGGGCCGGTAAGATTCTCATAGATTCTGTAAATTCCCGGCGTCGTCTTCCCTTTTCAGGTGTGACGACGTGCTGCTCCAGCTGCGGTAACCGGTTCCTCGGAAGTTGGGACGGCCACCCGCAGCCGCCGAGCGGAGACGAGGCGCGATGGGCAGATGCCTATTTAGCACGTTTTCACGAACGCCACTGCGATCTGTGGCGAAATCATGCCTCGCGTTCCTCGCCCACGTACCAACAATCGCTGCGCGTCATCGCCGGCATTGCAATCCGCGCGTTGCCGGCGCTCGACGAGCACTTTCTTGCCTGGGCCGGAACGCGGCTCAAGCGTGCGCAGAGCGTCGGTGTGGTCAACCACTGGGCGAACGAGTTCGGGCGCGACATCGCGCCCGTCGAACCGGCCGTCACAGACGAACCAGTCGAATCGTCCGTTGACCGCTCTTACGGTGCTTATTGCGAGCGTTGTGCGCTGAGCGGCGAAACGCCGATCAGTTTCGATGCGTGGATCGATTCGCCTCCCCCGATTACCCCCAAATGCGGTTAGTCACTTCACCCTTAAATGTGGTGGGTGACACAATTGCAGTAACTTAACTTACGTCCGTCTCGAACGTACTTACATCCCCACGTGTGTCCGCACGTACAGGGGATTGCCCCTTGATTTAGAACACTCCCGTGGAATAGGATGCGATTACGCAAACGTAAACCCTCGATTGTGCTTTTTCGAGGAAAGGCGGGCTTACGTGGGGCTGTCTATAGGATCGACGCCTCTTGCGGATGGGCCTCCAAAGATCCCCTCGGCTCTCTCCAGCAGCGGGATATTCTCCCTTTTTCCTCCCCCAAAGGCAAAAACCCGTGAAGATACTCGTCTTAGGTGCTTACGAGCGCCGTTTGTACGATGCGCATGAAGCGGAAGCCAACCGTCTGGTGGCGACCAACCGCGCACGATGGGCGCCGAACCGGCGCGCGATTCATTTGACAATAGAACCCGGCGAACCGGGGCACGGCCGCACGCGCACGGCGCGCGGCGGCTTGCTCGGCGCGATCGGCCGCAGCCAGCAGTACACGGTGGCGCGGCGCGGCGTCGTCGTCGGCTTCAAGCGCATCTTCCCCGAGGATCGCGCGATCTTCCATCTGGCGACGATCGAGGCCATGAAGGCGTGACGATCGGCGAACTCAAACGCGCGATCGCCGATCTCGACGACGGGCTTGATATCGTTCTCGCCGTGCCGCTCGAAGATCCCGACGGCGACGACGTCGAGCGGGTGTTCGCCCTCGTCTCGGTCGAGACGCGCGTCGATCCTGATACCGCCGAGAGCTACGCGCACTTCGCCGGGGGCGACTGGTAAGCGATCATGGGCGAAGTGCTCAACTTCAACCGCCTGCCTTCGGACGTGACGGCCGAACACGTCGCGGCGACGACGGCGGGCTTGACCGACGGCCAGGTGCAGGAGTTGCTGTACTCGTGGGATCTGTGGGCGCGGCCGAGCCAGGAATGGCCGGATGGCCGGTGGTCCACGTGGCTGATCCTCGCCGGCCGCGGCTTCGGTAAGACGCGCACGGGCGCGGAAGCCGTGCGGCGGCATGCCGAAGCCAACCCGAGCGCGCGGATCGCGCTGGTGGGGCCGACCGCGGCCGACTGCCGTGAGGTTATGGTGGAGGGCGAAAGCGGCCTCTTGAGCGTGTATCCTCCGCAGCAGCGGCCGTTCTATCAGCCGTCCAAGCGGCGCGTGACGTTTCGGAACGGCGCGCTCGCGGCGCTGTACTCGGCCGAGGAGCCCGAGCGTCTCAGGGGCCCGCAGCATTCGATGGCCTGGTGCGACGAAATCGCCGTGTACCCCAAGTTCCGCGACCTGTGGAGCAACCTGAAATTCGGGCTGCGTCTCGGCCGCGATCCGCGCGTGATCGCGACCACCACGCCGAAGCCGCGGAAGGAACTGCGCGACCTGATTGCCGATGCCGGCACAATCGTGACGCGCGGCTCGACGTACGACAACGCGGCGAACCTGCCGGCGACGGTGCTTGCGGATTTCGAGCGCGTGTACGGCGGAACGACGGTCGGGCGCCAGGAGCTGATGGGCGAGATCCTCTCGGAAGCGCAAGGGGCGCTCTGGACGCGGGCGACGATCGAGGCGGCGCGCATCAAACCTGCCGACGTGCCCGAGCTGGTCCGCGTGGTGATCGCGATCGATCCGGCGACCACGGCGGGCGAAGGCAGCGACGATACGGGCATCAGCGGGTTCGGGATCGACGCTGCGGGTAACGGCTACGTGCAGGCCGACGATACGTGCCATTTGCCGCCCGCGCAATGGGCGGCGCGGAGCGTGATGCTGTTCGACCGGCTGGGCGGCGATCGCATCATCGGCGAGGTGAACAACGGCGGCGACCTGGTCGAGCTGACGATCCGCACGGAGCGGCGCAACGTGCCGTACGAGAAGGTGCACGCCAGTCGCGGGAAGGTCGCGCGGGCTGAGCCGGTGGCGGCGCTGTACGAGCAGGGCAAGATTCATCACGTGGGCGCCTTCCCTGCCCTCGAAGACGAGATGGTGAACTTCGTCCCGGGCGAGATGAAGCGGTCGCCGAATCGCGTCGATGCGCTCGTGTGGGCGGCGAGCTATCTGATGCTGAAGCCGCAGCGGCAAGGGCGGGCGTTGGCGATATGAGCTGGGAACGAGACGAGCAGCTCGGGCAACTAGTTCGCGAGCGCGATGCCGCTCAGGCCGAAGCTGCGCGATTGCGGGCCATTATCGAGCGTGCTGTTGACTGGTGGTTGCGCCAGGGGCGCGGCGCGTTCTCTGGCGCGCCTGAGTGGGTCTTCGCCGCCCGCGATGTCCTGGGCTCAGGAGACGGTAAGGGCGGGTCGTTGAGCATATGATGTGTGCTATGAGCGATCAGGATTGCTTGGTATGCCAACTGGCCGATGCGCCGTTGACGGTGGCGCGTTCGTCGTTTGACCGTTGCTGCGCGGATTGCGGGCGGCGGGTGATGATCGCCCCTTCCGGTGTGGATCTGTTGAGGCGCAGGCCGGAAGTGCGGGTGATCTGCGTTCACTGCATGGTCATGATGGCAGAGCCGGGAATGCAGGTCGGCTTGCCGGGGGATGGTGACCAGATCATTGGCGAGTTGCGAACGGTGCGTCCGAACGAATGGCGTCACCGGCACTAGCGGTCGCTACGCAGCGTCCTTGACTGTGAACACGAGTTCTTTGCCGAGCATTTGGAAGGCGGCTTCGATCTGATCGAGCCGCGACTGATGTTTCAGGTCGAAGAGCCGATCGACGTTGGTTTTCGGAATGTTGAGCCGTCGCGCCAGTTCGGATTTACGGATGTTCGCCGCTAGAAACGCGCGGTACAGCTCGGCCTTTGCCGCGTGCAGCGCGGGCAGTCGGATCGCCCGGTACTTTGCGCCGCGGCGGGTGCGCGGAGCCGGAAGCGGTTCGCCCTTCCGGATGTGCTCGCCGATCATCATGCCGAGCGCGTCAGCGGCCATGTCGAGCGCTTCCCCTTCGGTGTCGCCTTGTGTTACGCCCCAATCGAAGTCGGGGAAGGTAACGACAAATCCGCCATCTTCGGATGGCGTGAACAGAGCGGTGTATTCCATAGCTTTATTTCTCTTTCAGTCCGAGCTGCTTCAAGATCGCCTTGTACGTCCCGGGCTTGATCTCTTTGCTGTCGTGACGGGGCATGATCGTCCGCTTGCCGTTGTGATAAACGATCAGGTGCTTGGTCCCTTGCTCAAACGTGCAACCCATCTTCGTCAGTTTGCGTTTGAGTTCGTTTCCGGTCACTCTTCTAGTGTAATCAGATCTGATTACGATGTCAAGCCGATTTGGCGTTCTGGCGGAGGCTTATGATTGCGTTTCGAGCGGTGCTCTTAGTCGCGGCGGTGTTCTGCTTTCTGCTGGCGGCGATCGACGTACAGGCGCGCGTGAAGCCGGGGTGGGCGGGCCTCATGTTTTGGGTGTTGGCGGTGCTGCTCGGATGACGCCACGCGAGCCGCGATCGCAAATGGGCGCTGTGGTGGCGTTCGCCATGCTGCGTGTGGCGCGCGAGCGCATGACCGAGACGGAAGCCGCGACGGCGGAAGCGCTCGCCCGCGAAGGCGACGCGGGCAACCAGACGGCGGCGTCGCAGCTCATGCGGATGGCGACGGCGATCGTTTGCGATAAGCGGCGGGGCCGGGGCGAACGGGCGCGGGCTGCGACTCGGTAAACTGTGCCGATGACACGAAAGCTGATTCTGGAGGGCTGGAATAGTTACCGCCGTGAAGTGCTTCCGGCTGGTGCGCCTGAAATCCAGATCGAGGAGTGCCGACGCGCGTATTATTCCGGCGCGATGATCCTTTTCACGTCGATCATGGGCATTCTCGATCCGGGGACTGAAGAAGCGACGGAAAAGGATATGGCGCAAATGGCGGCGATCGACGATGAGATCAAAGCCTACGGCGCTGAGATGAAGGCGAAGGCGGGTCGAGGCCGATGACCAAATTCCAACTGCACGCGCTCTCGAATCCCCTCGCCAGGGCAGACGGTTGTAGCCAGCAACGCTATCGCCGGATCGACATGCCGTGGTCAATCATTCTCACGGTGAACAAGTGACTCACGGTGAACTCCGGACGGCCAGTTTGGCACGTCTCGATCGCACGGTTAGGCGGCAATGGATCGCCGATATCGACGCACCGATGGGGCGAGGGCGTATTTCGCGCCGCGCGTCGGCTGGCGGCGGAAACGCTCGACGGTGTCGGAAGCGGCGAATCGATCGAGCTGGTGAAGCCGGTATGCGTGCATGTGCGGCGATCGCTAACGCTTGCCGAGGTTGCGACGTTGAGCGCGGAATGGCTGGCGATTCCGGCGCGAGACGAATTTGACGAGAGCGGTGCGGTCGAGACTCGGTTATAGAGCGGCGAACGAGCGGGCGGTTCGCCGTGCCGCCGTTACTTGGGTGTGCCGTGATCGAGAAAGAGCCGCTGTGGATTCCGGTAAAGCTGCCATGCGAAGCGAAGCCGCATACGATCGATCCCGAGACCGGCATCTGGCCGATGAGCGAATGGGGCAGCGCGTGCTATCGCGGGTTCGTTTCGGACGCGCGGTTCAGCTCGACGTCGCAAGTCATCCCGCGCACCAACCGGGACGTCAGCCGGAAGTGGAGGCAACTCGATAATGCCCGTCATCGATAAGGCGCTTTCGATCCTCGGGTTCCGCGGCCGGAAGGAAGCGCCGATCATCAACGACGGCGCGGGCAACCTGCCCTCCATTCGTGTCACGGGCGGCACAGGCTTGCCCGCGGCGGCCTGGACGCAGCGCGGCTATGTCCCGATGGCGACGGCGGGCTACAAGAGCAACACGGACGTGTATGCCTGCGTCTCGCTGATCGCGGCGGCGGGCAAACAGGTCAAGTGGTGGGACGGCGGCGGCAACTCGAAGGCGCATACGCCGCTCGGCGATCTGGCAAAAGCGATCGGCCGCGATCCGCTCGACGACATCGCAAGCGTCGTTGGCGATCCGGCGAAGCTCGCCAGGCGCATCAAGGCGGCGACGAATCCGCGGGCGTCGATCGCCCTGCTCGAACGGGCGGGCGGCGCGGCGTTCGTCGAATCGTGGCTGTCGTACCTGCTGCTGTCGGGCAACACGTTCACCGAAGTCGATCGCGCGGCGAGTAACCTGCCCTCGATGATCTATCTCATGCGGCCGGATCGCGTGACCGCGTGGGTTCGGCCTTCGGGTAGCGAGGGCTCGACGCACATGAGCGAGGCCGAGCTGGTCGAGTATTGGAAGGTGTCGGCCTACGGCAACGTGCGGCGCGTGCCTCCTCCGAATCTGGTGCACTCGAAGCTGTTCAATCCGCTCGACGACATCTACGGGATGGCGCCGCTCGAAGCGGCGTTGCTGCGCGTCGATGCGCAGAACGAGGGCGTGGCGCTGATGAAGCGCATCCTGCAGCGCGGCTACTCGCCGGGGTGGATCGAGGCGCGTGAAGACTCGATTTGGGAAGACGTGCAGGTCGCGCAGCTCAAGGAGCGGATGCGCAGCTCGAAAGCGGCGGGCGAAGAGCTTTTCCTCGAAAATGCCAAGTGGCATCAGATGGGCTTCAACCCGACGGACTCGGGCGTCGGCGACCAGGCGATTCTGACGAAGCGCGATATCGCGAGCGTGTTTCACGTGCCCGCGCAGCTCATCGGCGATGCGAGCGCGTCCACGTACAGCAACTACCAGGAGGCGCGGCGGGCGTTGTACATGGAAGCGGTGATCCCGCTGCTCACGCAGTTCCGCGACGACTGGAACGCGACCATCGGGCGCGATCTGAACTCGCCGCTCGATTTCGATAAGGATTCGTTCGATGCGATCGCCGCGGCGAGGTCCGAGGCCTGCGATCGCGTGCACAAGCTCTTTACGTGCGGTCTTATCACGCAGAATGAGGGGCGGCGCGATCTGGAATACGATGCGGTCGTAGGCGGCGACGTGTTCTATGCGCCAGCGAACGTGATGCCGCTCGGGGACGGGGCAGATGCTCAGAGCAAACCATCGAGTCAAAATTAGCGCCGCGGCGGGCCGTGTCGTCATCGGGCGGGTCGAGGAAATGCGGCGGCCGGATGAACTGCCACACCTGCCGGGAATGTCGGCCGAAGCGGCGCGCGAGACGCTGCAGGAGTGGGGCGTGTCGCGGGTCGCGATCATCAGCTATCACACGTCGCCCGACTCGCAGTTTCTGTTCGTGGCACTCGAAGTCGAGGGCCATTGGTTCGACCTCAAACGCAATGCGTTAGAGATCGAGGTCATCGGCTCGTACGAATGCGAAAGTGTTTTGCAGAGCTAGTATCGCGATACAGCGGGACGTGCGCGGAGTGCCGCCGTTCGATCGTCCGCAACGCGGCGATCGTCTACGACTGGCAACTGCGCAAGGCGTACTGCAAAGCGTGCGGCGAACGGCTGATCCGGAGCGGGTCGCTGTTTCAGGATCAGGATCAGCCTCATGCAAGAGGCTGAAAAGAGCGCGCGGCGTTGGCGGGAGTTTGACATCGTGCTGGCGCGGACCAGCTTGTCTTGGGAGCGCGAAGCGCGACGGCATCTGGTGAGCGAAGCGATGGAAGCGGCGAATCAATATCGGGAGCGTGGCGAGGCTGCGGCGTTGGCGTCGATCGCTGATGCGGCGTGGGTGGAGTACCTCAATCGCGTGTGGCGCTATTCGGTGGCACACGCCGGCGTCCAGGCGGCCGCAGTGTTGGGCCTCGAGGCGGATGCGAGGTTTCTCGAGAGCGCGGCGGTGCGGTATCTCGAGCGTGAGGCGGTTCCTCGAGGCGCGGGCATCGCGCAGACGTCGCGCAACAACGTGGAGAAGTGGATCGAGCAGGGCAAGGCCGAGGGTTTGGAGCAGCGTGCGATCGCGCGGAAGATCGCCGGCGAAGGCGTCCAGGCGGCGCAATGGCGCGGCGCGACGATCGGCTCGACCGAGACGCACGCCGCGAGCTGGTACGGGGCGTGGTTGAGCGCGGGGCGCTCGCCCGTTCGCCTGGTCAAGATTTGGGCGGCGCCGCGGCGGGCGGGTATCACGTGCGATCAGCACGGCTCGACGCACGGCCAGCGGCGCGAAGTCGCTGCGCCGTTCCAGGTGCTCAACGATTACGAACCGGATCAGGCGGCCGATGCGCTCGATTTCCCGGGCGACGGAACGCGTGGGGCCCGGGCGAGCAATGTCATCAACTGCCGGTGTGCGATGGACTTTGAGCGGGAG